AGTAAGGCGACTGGAAGCAAATTTGTTCCATCTCCACCACGATGACCAACACCTTCAGAAACAGATCCTCCACCACCGCCAGCCTGTCCATAAGCATATCCTGGAGCACCATTATGACCTTCTCCTACAATTCCACTTCCGCCAATGCTTCCTGTATACCAATATCCGCCTCCGCCACCGCCAGAGCCTCCGTCTTTTCCATTTTGATTTGATCCACCACCATAATTATCACGGCCACCACCACCGCCTCCATTAGTAAATGCACTAGATCCTGCAAAAGATGTTGATGTTCCATTGGCTCCAGTTTGAGCGCTACCGCCACCACCTGCACCACCTGCACCGATTTCGACATTGTAAGTTCCAGGAGCAATAGAGAAGTTTGTAGTTAAACGATATCCTCCTGCACCACCACCGCCACCTCGAACAGCGCCACCACCGTTGGCTCCACCACCACCTCCAGCAATTACAATAAGATCACCTAGGTAGTTTGCATTAGATATAGTCACTGTGTCGGAATTTGTAAAAATTCTATAATTGTATCCACCATGTTGTTGTACTGGACCAGAAATAGTGAATGGTCCTGACGGAGGTGGAGGGGGTGGAGGCGTTGATCCAGTTATTTGGGAAAACCTTGAAAAATTTTTGTTAGTTAAACTTATATTAAGTCTAGCCATATCTGGCTACCTATCGCTTTATAAGATCAAGTATTAATGTTGCTACAAGAGATCCCATTGGGCTATCACCAAATAGAAACAAAGAGTCATTCGGTCCAACAGAAAATGCAACTGATTTACCCGCTTCAAGTTTGTGTCCAAAATAGGATGATGTAACATATTGGTCTGTTCCTATATATATGTTATCTGTTGAAAGATTCTGGATTGTAATATCTACTCCAGAGTGAGTTCCATTTGGTGTAGCCTGTACTACTCCAGAGAGGTTATACATTTTAGTTGCCATATCAATATTATAGCATAAATTATTACAAATAAATAAATAATGACATTTTCTTGACTTATATCGGCAATCCATGTTATAATTAATACATGCTACCAAACGGTAGCATTTGCACTCTAGGAGGTATTTTACAATGAGAGATAAGCAAATTAAAGCGTGGTTGGGTATGTTATCTTTGGTGAGCCTTATTGCCCCTATCGGCAATGCTGCTAATGCTGCAGATAACAATTTATTGAGTAAACCGACCGTAGAAGCCAAGGTTGCCCCTCAAGGGGCTTTTTCAGTTTCTAAGGAAGAAAAATTAAAAAAGTATGAAAATATGACACACCTGACAGATGTTCAACTAAAAGAACTTCTGGCCCTTGTTGGATTTAAAGGTAGGGACTTAGTTGTGGCTTGGGCAATAGCAAAAAAGGAATCTAATGGAAGACCTTTAGCCTTTAACGGAAATCACAAAACAGGTGACTCTTCCTATGGGGTTTTTCAAATAAACATGATCGACAATCTTGGTCCTGATAGACGTGACAAGTTTGATTTAGATCATAATGCAGAACTGTTTAATCCAGTTAAAAATGCTGAGATTGCATACTACATGTCTAGGGGTGGGGAAGATTGGTCTTCCTGGAAAGGTATCACTCCAAGAACCAAAGAGTGGATGGCTAAGTTTCCTTCCTAATTCAATCTCTTCTGATGGTCTAGGTATTTAGTGTCATTTGTATGAGTGCCACTAAAATACCGACGACCTGAATGATGAGGCTTTTCAAGATCTACAGTTTCTCTTTCAACACTAAGCCTACTTAGTTCTTCCATTTCATTTTTATAAATATTGTCATCGAATATATCAGAAATATAACTAACACTAAATTTATCTACAAAGCCCCTTTGAATCGGAATAAATGCCCCAATCAGGTCGCCCTTTTTAATAACAATCTTTACATTTGGTGTTGTTACTTTTAGGTTAAACGTAAAGTCTCTTCGAATATTATCTGTTTCAATTACACCAGTCATTGCAGAAACTCCAGGTATAAAATAGTTTGGGGGCTGCATAGTCATAATATTAATACCTGGTGGTGTTTTTAAATGAAAAGTATTTTGAAATGTAATTATTCCACTACCAAATTTAGAACTAACATATTGCTTTCCTTCGTTATCCTTATTTAAAATATTGATAACTGTTTCAGATGGTGGCTCCCCCCCATGCCATATAACCTCTATGTCAAATAGTGAACGAATACCAAATCCATATTGATTCCCTATTGTAAGTGGAAGGCAGTAATAAAAATGAGAATTAAACCAATCTCTTTTTGGTTCTCCCTTTAATGGTTTAATAATATCCTTATAGTCTTTATTTCCATACTGAAAAGGAACAATTAAAATATTATTGTCTGGTACTTCAAAACCAGGATCGTTAAGGTATGGTCCATCCATCAAAAAACTCCTCATCGAAAGTCCAAAAAGATGCCAACGTGTAGCGCATTCCACCCTCTACTTTTGATACGCCATGTAAATGGTTAGGATCTCCTGGGTGTACCGCTAATTTGCCAACCTCTGGCCTTATAGATACATTATGTTCTGGGTAGTAAGTTTCTCCTCCAGAGTAGTCGTCATTTAGGTATATTATTGCGCCAAAATGTCTATGATGAAAAAAATCATCTGCATCAGGGGAATTGGTCATATCGTCTGCATGAGGTCTTTGGTCCATTCCAGGAAACCATCTGACTGCTTGAAATAGGTCTGGATAGACATCTTTATCTAGACTATACATTTCTTTAATTGATTCAGCAACTTTATCTCTAAGGTTGTAAAGAAACTTTCCTAGTTCTTTGTCGTGTTTTTCATAAATAGTAAAAGAGTTTAGACTTCTGTTATTCCAAAAATCATCTCCGCCAGATTCCCATGGATCTATCTTTGTAATAATATCCAGTATATATTTTGCTTCATCTTTTGAGATGATGTTATCTTTTGTTTTTGCGTTAAACATTGTTTCTCCTATCATAGTAGTTCTCTAAATATAATAACTAAATCTTAAAAAATTATCTGTTTTCCATATAGTGATATACAGGAGAGTCATTTTTATGGGCTATCTCTGTTCTGTCAAACATGGTTACAAGTGCATACTTTGTACCAGACACTACTGGCAATGATGCATGCGAATAGATATATGATGAAGGAGATATAACTATGTCTCCAGGTCCTGGCTTAATCTTTACATCAAAAAAGTTAAACCAAAGTTCTCCACCCTCATAATCTGCATTAATATATCCAACCGTAGAAATGGTGCATCTGTATGGTTCTCCATCGTCACTATGAACATTAAAGAAATCGTTTGGCCCATATTTTACAACATTAATTGCCTCTTGGTAAGATACTTCGACCCCGTACATTGCACAGTAGTCGTCCAAGCATTGTCTAAGAATTCTAGAAACTTGCTGGTGCATCAATCTCAAATCAAAAGAGTCTTCATCTTCTTTTCCTAGGTGCTCTTCTTTATACTTAAAGTCTTTACAGTCTCTATGCTCATTCTGAAGATCTCCATAGCCTACTTGGGCATCTTCCCAAGAAAACCTGCTGTTTTCTTTAGTTAAAGCATTTTCGTATCTATTGGCTAGATCTAACTCTTCTGGAATAGCATTTTTGTAAATTACGATTCCAGGACTTACGATTTCTTTGTTTAGCATTGTTTACCCCCTTATACATTGTATCATTTAAAATAATATCGATCTATTTGTTGTGAACTATTATTCCACCAGCAACAAATAGGTCTATTTCCTCAATATTGATAGCATACACATTTCTTCTTTCTTTTTTATTATGAGTTATGCTAGTAATTAAGGTTTCTTCAAAATCTTCTGTTTCGCAGTCATAGGTTAGAACATAGTCTCCAACTGATATATCCTGTGCACTAATATATTTCCATAGGTCACCACTTTTTACCAAAATTGGCTGTTCTCCACTAAAAGTTTTTGATTTATCTTTGTTTAAATAAAGTGTAAACTTTTTGTATGGCTTAATGGTTTTAATTTTAGATTTTGTTTTTCCAGTTATGGTAAAAGTTTCAGAGGACCAGTCTTTTATATCTTGATCACTTTCATCTGTATATTCATCAAAAACTGGTGACCAAAGTAAGTCTTCAAGACTTAAATCTTTTGCCTTTTTGTAAACAACAGAGTCATTTTCTCCAACAGTTGCCACAAGGGTATCCTCATCAATGCACCATCTCCAAAAACTTGGTGGTGGAGGTGGCCTAAAAAATGGTGGTGGAGGTGGCCTAAAAAATGGTGGTGGTGGAGAATAGTAAAAATAATACCAAGGTGGGGCAACATATGGTGGTGGAACATATGGCGGTGGAACATATGGTGGTGGAGGTGGAACATATGGTGGCGGTATATATGGTGGTGGTGGGGGAATATATGGTGGTGGTGGTGGAAAGTATGGTCTAACATATGGTGGGGGTGGTGGTGGAAAATAAGGTGGTGGAGGGAAATATGGAGGTGGAGCAACTGGAGTAACTGGATTAGAAACTGATGGATCTGAAGAAACTCCCGTGTCTGTAGTCGCAACAACTGTAAAAGTATATGTTACACCATTTCTTAATTTATCAATATATACTGGAGATGTTCCATATGTAATTATGTTATCTGGATTAGATGTAACATAGTATGTTATAGATGATGATTTTCCAAGATATGTGCTAGAGTTAAATGTTACAACTGCACTTGCATTACCACCAGAAACAGAAGTAACATTAGGTGTTGTTGGTTTTTGACCCTGTGAAGCAGAATTTGGAAGATTTAGCATTATGCACTCAGATCTCCAATAGCAACCCAAATGTTTGAACCACGCTTAATAAGAGTTGCAGAAGACCATTGTGTGCGTAACTTTAATCCAGGGGTAGAATTTACAACAACACCACTAGCAGGAGTTATTGTAAACTGCCCAGTCGCTACCTGAAGCAGGTTTATTTGTGTTCCTATTGGATAGTTTACAGATGATTCTGAGGGAATAGTTAATGTAGATGCAACTGAGCCTACTAACTCTAGCATTCTATCTTTATCAGAAAGAACAAGGGTATAGTTATTAGAAGTTATTGTTGGAGCATAGTTGCTTACATTTGAAGAAGCAAATTCTAGAGGTATGGTGCCATTACCAATTCTAAGTTTTTTATTTGTATTATCCCATGACATAACAGAATCAGAAGAAAAACTAATACCATAAGGTGGTGTTGATGGCAAAAATACTGCAGACCCCATTAATGTTTTATTAGTTAATGTTGCAGTATTGTTAAGTCTAACTTCTTGATCTTTCCATCCTATGCCACCAAGAAGTGTTGAATCCGCAGTTAAAACTTGATTATCCATACCTACTGCAATTTTATGAACAACACCATTGGAAGATGCTGTCAAAATAACACCCTTTGAGTTAAAGTCTGATGCCTTTATAGATACTGGTAAGTTGTTAATTTGATTTTGTAGGTCATTAATTGTATAGGCAATTGAAGGGTTAATTAGATTTGCTTTATTAGTTTGTGATGTGTCATATGTATATGATCCATAATGATAAACTTTTAGTGCAGCCTGTATGTCTGCGGAATCATTATATCCTGGAATTTTTGTTGGTACTAAACTTCCAATTAGTTCTTCTGCCATTTTTACCTCGTTTAAATTATATCACAATAGTTATTGGTTTATACTAACCAAAACGTGTACATTTTTTGTACCAGAAAGGTTGGACCAGGTTCCTCCAGATAATTCGGAAGATCTAACTACTACTGTAAGTGTGTTATTGGCAACCGATACCGATGATATCGAGGATGCAACTGGATTTGAATTTTCTATATCAAACTTTATATTAAAATTAGATGCAACCAATCCGCTTACGGAAGAGATATTAGATATTGGAATCTGAATTGATGCAGATCCAGATGCGAAAGTTGTTGAGTATATTTTAGAATATAGAGCAGGGTTAATTCTTAAAACTTTGGCCCAGGTATTTCCTGCAGGTTCTGAAACATATTGATATAAAAATGAATAATCTGCATCTGGTGAAGCGTTAATGTATAGATCGTTTAAAACTGGTTCAACTCCAATATCAATAATATTTGGATCTCCAGCACCTACATATATTTGTGTTCCACGCTCACCTTTTTCTCCAAAATCTGCACTAACTATAACAAATTCTGGCGGACCAAATACTGCAATATCTTCTGTATTAATATTGACAACTGGCACTAAATTGCTCCAGTAATATCGTCTATAGAATTTATAGATCCCGTAAGCAATGTATAGATTACGGTTGAATTAGAGTTTTGAATTTGAACGTCATATACATAAGTTCCCTCTGCTAAATTTCTTCCAACACCTGGACTTATAGTACATGTAACGGTATCAGAAGCAGAATCAACTGTGGCAGCAGCCAAGTATTGTGTAGCGTTAGGACCTCTTTTATTTGCTATTCTAAAAATAGCAGAATATCCAGTTAAGTCCATAGAAGTTCCACTAGAAGAATTTTTAGGGAAAATAATAAACTGAAAAGTGTCTCCACGATAGTACTTAAAATTATATGTTCCTGGAAATGCCATCTCTACCTCTTTCTAAACTAATTATAGCACGGAGGAGTTATTACTTTTCGCCTTCAGGAATTACGAATTCTTCCCAAGATTGATTTTCTTCATTCCATGTATATGGCTTGTCATCTGATGGGTATGGAATTGGTGATTCCCATCTACAAGTATCTTCATTTAGAATCCAAGAAGGAAATGGTTTTGGGGCAATAAATGCATCAAGTTCTTCATTGTATGAATAACCTGGTCCCGCAAAATTCTTCCTTATATTTCCATTATAACTTGTTTTAATCCAGCGACCTCCAAGGGCATTCATAAATGACTCCCCTTCATCACCAGAATTTTTTCCAACAAGAACTCTCTGAACTACTAGTTCTCCATCAATCTCTTTTACTTCTGCCCAATGTGACATATATTTCTCCTTATTCCTTTTCTAATTATAC